GGGTGAGGAGCCGGGCGATGGAAGAAAGAAAAAGCGAAACGAAGTGTTCACACAAGCGATCAAGCTTGCGCGGGAGATTGATGTGAACTCAGGTATGCAGTACCTCGAAAAGAATGCACCCTATGATGTTCTTACCAAGTATGAACAGATTCAGCGTGCATTGATGAAACTGCGGAATGCAATGACACAAGTGCAGGCCCCTGCACGCAGTGTGGACGATTTCCCGCTTGCGCCAGAAATCGTAGGAGACTGGCACTGTCTCTACATCAATGGCAAGACCGGACTGGGTAAAACCCAGTGGGCTCGAGCGCTACTCCCGCTGGCTACTGTTGTCAGCCATCGCGATCAACTTCGTGATTGCGACTTCTCGAAAGGAGTGATCTTCGACGACTTCGAAGTCAACCACTGGCCCCCAACAGCGTGCATCCACCTGTTGGACTGGGATGAGCCAAGAGGATTAGATGTCAAGCATGGACATGTAATCATCCCGGCGCATACCAAGAAGATCTTCACCACCAACAGCGATTTCGATCGCTGGGTGTCGAAGGACGCAACGGAGGCGCAAGTCGAGGCGTGCAAACGCCGTGTTCACGTAGTGAATATATACGTCAGAACATTCTAAAGAATAAGGGCGTAAGCCCTCTCCGTCCGCCCCCCCAAGACTACCCGCAACCGGCCCTCGGCAAGAGGGGCCGGGAAGCGGGTAGTCGATGGGGGGCTAGACGGAGATAGGCCCCACCAGTGACTACCCACGCAACCGGACTCTCAGACCGGTGTGAACTCCGACCCCGGATATCAACCGACGAGCCCATCCCCCCGAAGGGGGGACGAGGAGGCTCTGACCCCGAGTGTCAGCAACAAGAAGCGACCAGGCCTATATTCTTTTATATTCGCCCTGGTCGCCCTGGGCACAGGGGTAGGGGGGTAAGCGTAGCGTTAAGATTCTACCCCCCTGCCCCCTGCCCCTGCCCGACAATGCGTGCATTGTCCCTATTCCATAGGAAAAGACGCCAGAATGGCGGGACGCAAGCGTGTAGGCACTGGTGCCGCCAGCGGTGCGGCCAAGAAAGCGCGCCCAGCAGCGTATGGCACCATCAGTGCCGGAGCGATGAACGCGATTGCGAAGAAGACCGCCGGATACGTCCGTACCGGCGGGTACTACGGCCGCTTTAGCGGAACTGGAAAAGAACTCAAGTTCTTCGACACGGCGACGTCCTTCGCAGTGGACACAACTGCAGAAGTACCGGCGACAGGACAACTTGTCCTCATCCCACAGGGGGTGACGGAGTCGACCCGAGTGGGACGCAAGTGTGTCATCAAGAGCATTTCCGGACGCTGGGACATGGTCTACGCCCCTGCCTCGGGTGCAACTGCAGTCGAACTGTACGCGATTTATCTCGTGCTCGACAAGCAGTGCAACGGTGCTGCCGCAGCCTTCGGCGACGTGTTCCTCGGAACGTCGGCGACGCAAGGCCTGCACAACCTGGCGAACAGCCAACGCTTCGTGATTCTCAAGAAGTGGGTGGGAGCCATGACGTCACCCGCAGGTGTGACGACTGCGTACAACTCAGTCGTCAAGCATGTGGACTTCTTCAAGAAGTGCAACATCCCGATCGAGTACAGCTCGACGACCGGAGCTATCACGGAGATCCGGAGCAACAACATCTTCTTGATTGCCGGAGGCAGTCACGATGATGCGCTCACGGTCACAGGGAACGTGCGCGTTCGCTTTAGCGATGGTTCCTAAAATAGGAACCCCCCTAGGGTATCCACAACCCCCCGGAGGGTGGTTGTTAATATCCGCCGGGCATTGGTCACAAAATAGAAATATTTCAGGACCAATTTCAACCCATTCAGTATGCCGAAGGAAATACTAAAATGGAAGAGATCGATTTCGACTCTCTCGAAAACTGGGCGCCCCACCAACTGGGAGGACAACTGGACAGTGGTATGGGCGCTCATAGCCTATCTGCCCCACCAGTCGAGAGCCCTGAATTTGAAGAGATTCCAGAATTCCCAGCTCGACTCTCTAGTGGTAACGCAAGTACCACTGGACGACTGAGACTTAACGGCAAGGCGTTCTTTCTCACGTACTCGCAGAGTGCGTTAGACAGAGCGACTGTCATCGAGTGGTACCAGCGACAGAGGAACGTGAAGCGTTTCATAGTCGGTAGGGAACACCACCAGGATGGCAACGTGCACTGGCATGTCGCCATCGAGTTCTACAGAACAAAGGATGTCAGAAGACCCCAGTACTTCGACATCAACGGTGAACACCCGAACTGTGGGATCTGGTCCCCTAGGAACGAGAGGAACCAGACCTACGAAGAGTGGTTCCACCACCACTGGCACTACTGCAAGAAGGAGGATCCGACACCCCACATCGTGGGTGAGGAGCCGGGCGATGGAAGAAAGAAAAAGCGAAACGAAGTGTTCACACAAGCGATCAAGCTTGCGCGGGAGATTGATGTGAACTCAGGTATGCAGTACCTCGAAAAGAATGCACCC